GCGGTGGCGTCCTCGCGTGTCCACGGAAGCGGATCCACCCATCGCTGGTGCCGTGTGAATGTCCACGCGGCTCGGAGCTTGGCGAAGGTGCTGATCATTTCGCAGCTTTCTTCCGACCCGCCGCCTGCCGCCGCATGAACTCCGCGGCCCCGAGCTTCTTGCGCCCGATGTATGCCGCGAGAGCCCGCGGATCATCCGCGCCCTCCTTCTTGAGTTGCGTTGCCAGTTTGCTGAACTTCGATTTCTTCTTCATAAATTACCACATTTTACATGACCAGTGCCTCGGCGTCGTCTTATCGGTCGCCGTATCGCAGTTATGCCGTGCGCGGAAGTTCTTCCGCCGCTCCGGATCGTCCTTCTTGATCTCCATCTTCGGATCCCCGAAGCGAACCTTGATCACAGTCCCCTTGGGGTTGCGAACATAAACCGCCCGCTTCTTCGCCTCGCCCGGAGTGTAGAAAGGTTTGTTGAGCGTGACCTTCTTTCCCTGGTAGTCGGCCATATCAGGACTGGAATAGGGGTGATTCTTGGATGTCCTTCATGTTCTCAGGCTTGCGAACCTTCTGGAACCTGATTTTTGGCGCAACACCCTCCTCAAGCTGCTCCAAATTGGTAGCTACATAAGGAGTAGGAGCCGGAATTGCTGCTGGAACCGGCGGAGGCTGCACAACAATGGTAGTCATAGCGTGAAATTCACCGCACCAGTCAAATTCCAGCACAGTAGGCCAGCAAGTGGGTCTACTGGTGGGCGGAAACCTCCGACAAGTGCTGTCAGAGGCCCGATATCGGCAATCTTTGCAGGTCATTTGTGTTCTTAAACAGGGGCTTGCGCCATCTCAGGGGGCGGAACCGGCAATTGCTGCTGCTGAGCAGCCAATAAACCGCTTCCCTCCAAGAATTTCTGGATCTCCTTCCGCAGTTTCCGCGCCTCATTCGTCGCCACCTGCTCGTAAAACTGCAACAGGCTGTCCAGACGCATCATAAACGCATTCTGAGCCGCCGGACTGAACTGCTGACCCTGCTGGATCGCCCCATTGAGGTACTGCATCAGCACCCCAATACGCCCAGCGTAGTTCTGACCTGGTTTCGCAGGAACAGGGATTCCCACCAAGAGCGTAGGGATCGTCTTCGTCTCGTCCTCCAGCTCGTCCTGCGCCTTCTGGCCCGGATCCCGAAGCAATCGCTTGATCAGACTTGGGTCATCCAGCTCCATGATGCTCTTGTCCAGCTCCACCTGATCCACCCAGGGCGAGTTCATAAACAACTGCTTACGATTGATGGCCTGCTGCACCATCATCTGCCGGCTCACCATGTCCATTCCACCCTTCGGCTCCAGCTCGTACTGGTCGTGCAGAGCCACCGGGTCCGCCTCCAGCGAATCCTCGGCGAACCGGTACCGCAGACTCTTGCTATCGTACTGGACATACAGGCTCCAAGCCTGCCGGTACAGCTTGCCAAGAGCCATGCGGAAGAGCCGCGCCCGCAGATCACCGCTCTGCATGGCCTGCGCGTTGATGCTCTGGATCTCAGTCGCCGTGCGCCGGTCGCTGCCCCCGCTCATCACACTCCCCATCGCGTAGTCCGGACTCCCGATCCGGTTCTCCGCCACCGCTCGCGTCTGGTTCAGCTCCTGATCAAAGCTCACCGGAGGCTGCGGCATCTGCACCGGGGCAACACCGTAGGGGAGTATCTGCCCCGGCTGGAACCGCAGGTTGATACTATTGGGCAATTCCCGATCCGCTCGGAACAGCGGGCGGTTGTACAGGGTCATCGCATCATGCTTGTGATTCCACATCGAGGTCATGCTCAACTCGAACGGAGCTAGGATCTCGCACACCCCTCGCGGGCTGAACCATCCCTTGTCCTTGATCTCATACGGGAAATCCACGAACGGACATTGGCCATGATCATAGGGCAGCTCCATCGGATCCCGCAGATCGAGATCCACCGCCGCGGGGCTATAGAGATAAACCTCCCACACCCCATCATCCCGCTTCCGGTACACCTCCCAAATGATCACACCATCGGTGTTCGTCGTGTAGGTAATACCCTCACGCAACTGCTTCGCATCATTCTCGGTCGCCGCCCCCGGAATGTTATCATCCTCCTGCGGGTTACCCCGGATCTTCTCGATCGTCTTGTTATCCGCCTTCCACCCGAACTGGCCGGCCATTCGCTTGTACGCATTGACGCTCATCGGCATCACATGCACCAGCCAGTCCGCATCCTGCAAATCGGTGGTATACGCCGGCACCACGATATACATCGGGTCCACCGCCTCAAACCCCACCCGCTTATCACCCGGATTCCAGAAGCACTTCATCACCCCGCGCCCGCTCATCAGGGTGTAATCGACCCAGCTCAGGACCTCGTCCACGAAGTTGGTCTTGTCCCGGATCTTGTAATTGAACCAGTCCTCAGCCACCCGTGTATACGCATTCAACTGCTGGCGCATCGGAACGAAGCTGGCCACTACATCCATACCCAGTGCCTGCTGGAGGAATAATGGCTTGAGCTTCTCGATCGCCGTATCGATGAGCGGCCAATGCAGATCCGCGGCCTTCGGCCAGGGCTTATTGGTCCGGCGCAAACCGTGATGGCGCAACTCATACCACCTCGTCTGCCGCAGCTCCCACGGACTACGTTGGCCAACAGCCTCTACTATCTGGCCCTGTAACGAGTTCCGCTGTTTGTCGTTCATCATAAAAATCCTCCCCCTTTCCTATCCCCCAACCTCACAACCAGCAAGCGCAGACCCTTTACCATCCCCCTCAATCGCCCCCATCTCATCCTCCATCCGCTCCAGCAGGCTCCTCCCATCCTCGCCCAATGCCTTGAAATAATCGTCCATCCGCTTCCCCCCGGCTCCGCAGAAGGCCAGTACCACCGCATCCGCCCGATCCGGGCTATTCACCCCGCGGGCTCGCAGCTCATCCTTACCCTCCAGCGTCAGCTTACCCTTCCCATTCGTCCGCACTTTCCGACTCACGAACTGCTGGAGCAGCACCTCATCCGTACCCACCGGCCCCAGGTTCACTCGTCCCTCCTCCACCATCCGCCCGAACTCGATCCACATCTCCGCGGCCTTGTTCACGAACTGATCATCCCGAATGGCCCGCTCCCCGAAGTTCACCCGCCGCACATCCCACCCTTCGGCTCTCAAGGCATCGCACATCACCACACCCATGCCACCCACATCCGCGTAGATGTCCTCAGCCTTCAGCTTCCACTTCCGGAACTCGCTGATGAACCGGCCCACGCTGGCCATCGTGTCCTTGTCCCGCCAGCGGATCAGACCCTTCACCGTGTTCCCCTGTCTCACCACCATCACGCTCTCATCCCCGCCGGCGGAGAAATCGCAACCCGCGGTGAGCCTATGCCCCTCGGTATCCTCCTTGGGTGGGCCACTAACCAGCTTCTGCCAGTCGGCGGTCCGTACCGCGGTCAGACTCCCGTCATCCTCCATGAACTCCGCGTAGATCATCGATCTCACCAGCGGGTGGCCCTCGCCCCACCTCGCAAACTGATCGTCGATCCACTCCTTCCGGATATGCGGGCAGTCGAAAGCGGTAACGGTAAAGGTCTTCCACTTTCCATCATTCCGCCGGAACACATCGTAGAAGTACCCGCTGCTGCCTCCAGGGCTGCTCATCAGCAGGGTTCTGGTCGGCTGGCACCGCTCCATCGACTGAAATATCCCATCCGGAACCGCCTTCGCCTCGTCCACGATGTACATCAGGTCATTGCTCGGACCCTGAACATGCCAGCCCTCAGCCTTCTCCGGGTTGCTGGCTGAGAACCCGATGCAGCGGCTGATCAATTGTTGGCCATCAACCAACCTCGGATACACATAGCGGATCTCGCCATCCTTGATCGAGAAACCGTTCTCCTCCCCACCCAAGCCATTGATCATCTTCCGCAGGTGCGGCCATAGAGCGTCGGCCACCTGCCGGTACACACCAGCGGTACATACCACCAAGCTCCCCGGCCAGCGGAGCATGTGCCAGATGACAGCGGACGCCGCCACCATGCTCGTCTTGCCCGAGCCGTTCGCAGCTTTCAGAGCCACTTTCGCATGCTTCTCGTTCAGAGCCCCGAGAACCGCCTTCTGCCATGCATAGGTATCGCGTAGGCCAAGCATCATCTCAGGGAAGTTCGAGAGCTGCTGCGCCTCCTCCAGCAGCTTCCGCTGCTTCCAGGCAGGGATATGCGAACCCATGCCGAGTGAAGGGGATTTCTTGCGCTTAATTTGCTTGACTGCCATAAAATTGATGCGGGTAGGGGG